TTCATATTTAGAAGATTCTGTTGAATCAACTCCATATCCTTGTTTTATACCATAAGCTGTAGGTCCTCCTGCTCTATTTAAATGTAATCCTGAAAAATTAACAAGTGTTTGTGATAAGGTATTTATACCTAAGGGATTATATATTCTACTTCTTCCCCCTAAATTTACACCAAATAAGCTTATTGGTTCTTCCTCTGTTTTAGGGTTTGTTCTTTGTAGTCCTGTTTGAGTAAGTAACCATGCCGGTCCTTCTGGTCCATCAAATGCCCATTTTCCTATTCTTAAAGCATCTTGTGCTGATCTTTTTATTTGAGTTAATAATCCTCCTCTAATAAGCCCGTCAGTAGCACTATCTACAAAATCTCCTACTTGATTTAATAAACCTGAATCTGCAGGATTAGGAACATCAGGTAATTGATCTGCAGATAGTAATCCACTATATAAATAAGGTTCTTTACTATAATCACCAAACGGTCTATCTGTTGCGCTTCCTTCTCCAAATTTAAAAGATGTTTGTCTAAATACTCTTTCAAATACAGGTGTGTAAGACTTACCATAATTATAACCTCCCGCATCTGAAGGTGTGTTATGGTTAGGGTAAGCATTTACCCCAACAGTTAAATCTGTAAGGAGTTTTTTTAAAGCCATTTTATCTTATTTTAGTCTGGTAAATTGCTTAAGTATTCACCACTATTTGGTAGTCCACCATTTAAATCATGTACACTAGCGTTTACTGTTGTTTCTCCAGTACCTAAACTTGGATAAGTATAATTTTCTGTAAGCATAGCTACGTGTAAATCTTGTCCACCTAATTGTTTTCCTGCTCCACCCTCATCACCAAAACTAGGATTATTTGCTAATCCATCTAAGTCTTGATAAGGTGAATTTTGTGAACCACCTGGTACTAAAGATAATGAACTTTCATGTACTTGAGAAGCTAAATCTTTAGATTGTTGAAATTGTGGTCCTTGTAAACCATCTAAGTCTTGAAAAGGTGAACTACTATCACCACCAGGTACTGGTCCTACTACTTCAGTTGAATCACCATGAGTATATGTAGATTGTTGTGTTAATGAATCTATATGTTTTTGTGATGCTTGAGCTGTTGGTAATTGAAATTGTGGTCCTTGATTTCCATCTAAATCTTGATAAGGTGAATTTTGTGAACCACCAGGTACTTCTTGTAAAGAGTCTACATGTGCCTGTGAAGCTTCATCTGTTGGTTTTTGGAAATTAGATGGATTAAAACTATCCATTTCTCCTAATGTTCCTCCTTGATTACCAAAACCCCCTAGTAAGTCTAAATTTGATTTTAAGTCTTTTAATCCCATAATTGTATTATTTTATTATAAATATAAATTTTATTCAAATCTTGTTTTAAAGTTTTCGTTTCTTGATTGATATTGTGCGTCATTTAATCCATACGGAGAAGCTACTATTACACCAGGTTTATTTTCTACTACTACTTTAGTAACTCCTTGATTACCTGATCCTACTTCTCCTCCTTCTTGTGCTCTTCCTCCTCCACTAACTATTCCTCCTCCTTTATTCATAGCATATAAGTTACCTAATCCTACATTTTGTACTCCTTTTCGGCTCATAATAAATTCACCTTGTTCTGCTTCAATAAGAGTGCCTCCTTGAGAATGTCTTTTCCCTCCTATAAATCCCCCTTTTTCTGCTTTTCTTTTTGATAAACCATATACTAAACTAGCCATTCCAATAATAGCAGCTATTGCTACTGGTATACCTAAACCAAATGGTATTTTAGCAAGTGAACCAAATATTTTAGCAGATGCTAAAGCTACATTCATACCTAACCTAGAACCTAATCCTCTTACGGAACTTTTTGAAGCTTTATTTGAAGCTATATCAAATCCTAAACCTATAGCTTTAGCTACATTAGTAGCTACTGTTATTCCTTTAATAAGCATTGCACGTGCTTTAATAGTTAAGAAAATTGCTGCTACACTTCCTAATAAGGATTCCATAAAGGTTAATTCTTTTCTATTTTCTCCAAAAAGAGAAAGTATTCCTGATAATCCTGTCATCATAATGTTAATAGGTTCTAAAGCTAAAGTTAATATGTTTAGAAATTCACCTAAAGGACCACCTACTAAATCAACAAATATTCCTTTCATTTTTGCTACAGCATCATTAAAACTTTCTTGGACATTTCTTTGTTCTAATCTGTCTGCTAATTCGTCTTTACCTGCTGCTCTTAATTCTTCAACAGTTTTGCCTTGAGCTTCTTGTTTCATTAACATTTCAGATAATTCATCTGACGACATTCCAAATGATTTAGCTAAAGCATTTTGTTGTAAAACATTCATTTTACTAAATTCAGTAAAATTACCCGCTTGGCTTGCTACTTCTTCAGCTAATGCTGCATAGTCACCTTGTAATGCTAATGCTCTTGCTCTTTCTAAATTAAGTTGTTTACCTGTTAGTAATTCTGCTTCTAACTCTGCTTCTATAGACTGTTCAAAATTAAGTAATGCTGATCCTGCTTTTGCTACTTGTTCTAATTCTAATCCAAATTCTTTAGCTTTCATTACAGCTTTTGCTATTGCCTCTGGATTAGCACCTAATTGTGCTTTAATCTGACCGGTAGTGTTACCTACTTTTTCTAATATTTCTTGATGACTAAATGATAAACCTGTTTGTTCTTTTTGTTTTTCTACAATTACCCCTATATCTTTTCTTGTCTCTTCTAAAGTTTTACCCGTTATTAAAGAAGATTGTGCCATACCCCCAATGGCTTTTTCAGACATGCCAAATAATTCTGACATTTTTGCAGCTTCTATAGACATTTCTGAAGAAAAACCAGCTGCAAATCCAATTTGACTTTGTAAAATTCCTAAACCTTTTTGAATTCTTTCTGTATTAACAAATAAATCATTACTTGAGGCTGCTGCTATAGTCATTTCCTGTCTAAAGGCCATGGCTTCTCCACGAGATAATGCCATTCCTTTTTCAAGATTAGTAAGTTGTTTATCAAAAGTAAGACCTGCTTTAAGAGCTGCTATAGCTATTGTTAGTGGGTCTAATGCTCCTTTTATAACATCTTGGACGGCAGATTTTAAACCAACCATCATAGTTTGCATTTTACTTGCTCCCTCAGCTGCTGCCTTATTCATCTTTTTTAAGGCTTCTTTAGAATCTATAAATTGACCTACTATAGGGATTTTACCTATTCCTTCTATAAGTTTACCTGAGGCTCCTACAGTGTCTTTAATTTTTCTAGCTATATTTTCTTGTTTATCTAATTCTAAAGCATTTTCTTTATTAGCAGTTACTTGTTCTTCATATAATTTTACAGCATCTGCTATTTCACTATTAATACCTTGATGTTTTTCAACTAACATTTCAGTTAATCCAAAAGATGTTCCTAAATTAGCTGATATATCTTTTTGAGATACTCCTGCTTTTGATAGAAGTTGTTCTATTTCTCTATCTAAGCCTATTTGAGACTGTTTGTTTTTAGCTATGTCTTTTTGGATGTCATTTAAAGATAATTCTCCTTCTAATAATTTTTCAGCATTATCTACTAAGTTTTGAGATACACTTGCTGTGTCTTTAAATGCTTTTTTAAAGGATGCTGCTTCTATAGAATTCATTCCTAAAGATTTAGCTAAATCTGCTGCCTCTGATGCTATATCTCTAGAAACAAATAAAACTTCTTGTAATTGTTCTCTTAAATCTCCAGCTTTATCAGCTGCTCCTTCTATTTCTTTTTCTGGATTGTCTGCCATTATATAAAGTTATTCGGGTATAAATATGAAAAAAGAAAAGGTGCTTGCGCACCTTATCTATTTATTAAAATAAAACATTGAAGGATCTACATTAGGTCTTGATATGTCTCCATCACCTATGTTAGAACGTCCTTGTATTTTTTCTAATTCTTCATTTTGTTTTTTATTAAATTCGTTGATTCGGTCTATATGATACCTCCTCATCCAAACTGGCATGTTATATACTTCTGAGTGTATGAAACCACCGCCGCCATGGTACACTAGATCGTGGATCTCAGTATATAATAATTGTCTATAATTCGGCGTCAGGCCAAAAAAACGAGGCATTGATAGGAATAGTTACATTTTCTTGAATATGCCCATCTTCAAATTCAATATTAAACTCTAAATCAATGTCTGGTTGTATTGATCTAACATATTCTCTAAGAGCTCTTGCGTCTCTTGCTAATAAGTTATTATCAACAAATTCTCTGATTGTTTTCTTTTCATAATCTCCATTTACAGACTGTATTAAGTATTTTAATCTAGTAGTTAATTCTGGAGAAGCCTTTTTATTAATCTTTTTTAAACCTTTTAACTCATTATTAATCTTTTTTTCATCTTCTTGAGTTAATAATTTAAAAGTTAAATTAATTTTAGTTGTAGGTAAATTAAATTCAAATTCATTTTTACCTTTTATCATTATACTTTCATCAATATATCTATCTTCTGCCTTTGTTAAATCAACAGATACTACTTCCATTTCACCTGTTTTAGGATGAGGTAACTTAAATGAATATTCTGCTCCGTAACCTAAAATTCTAGATGCTACTAATACAGCATTTTTATCTCCTATTAGTAAATCATTATAATTAATATCAGTTATAATTAGAGATTGTAGTAATTTATCAATTACTGTGCCATTTTCTATGTAGTTTTGGTTTGTAAGAATATCTTCTTCACGAGCTGTCATATACTTCATTTCTATGACTCCACTTCTTAGTGGGGATCCTTCAGGATAAAGTAAACCTTTTGAAGGTAATGTTACTTCTTCGGAAGGAAATTGGGGTTTTTGTTGTGTTTGTTCCATAACGTTATTATTTATTTAAAACTAGTTCGGATATACATATATTTAAGAAAAAAGAAAGCGCCAAAAAGGCGCTTTTTCTTTATATAAATTATTACTATTAGTAATTTAAGATGGCATAATCCATTCTAATTGTAATATTGATGTTCATTGGTGTGTCTGAAGTCCAATCAGCATCTCCAAAGTTAGCTGCTTTACAGTAAGCACCTTTACAGATCCATTCTTCAACTACATCACCTACAGGACCCAATGCGTTAAATCTAATGTCTTTTTTATAGAAATCAGAATAACCATCTCTACCTGTAACTGACTCATGTGACAAACGAACCCACTCCATTACTGCTTGTGCACCTGATGGTGTTACTGGATCATAAAGATCAGCTGTAATGTCTTGCCAATCTGCTTTTCCTTTAATTTTTCTTTTCACATTAATGTGATCAAGAGTAACATCGTTAAATGAGATGTTTGGTCTTCCTACTTTTTTAACTAGGAATGCTGGAATTCCGTCGATGTACATTATAAACCTATTTTGTAATTTAGGTTCAAATGCTGTGAACATCATTTCGTTTGTGTTTAATATCGCCATCTTTTTATTTTATTTTATTGTTCTATTATAAATATAAGCTTTTTCTTTTTTTTAGTAGCCTCCGCCACCTCCTCCTCCAGTAGCTCCTCCACCGCCACCTCCATTATCGAATGTAGCTCCTGTAGGTAGTACGTTGAAGTCAAGTACTATAAATTCTGCTGTTTTAGTTGGTTGTAAATAAATTGCACCAATTAATCTATTTCTATCTATTTCTGCTGGTGTATTATTTGTTTCATCCATTACAACTCTAAAGGCAAATAATCCTTGTCTTTGTTGTACTGACTCTAAGTATGGGTTTACTATATTTAAGAATCTGTTTCTAGTTTGAATTGTATTTTGTTCAAATACTAAGAATCTAGAAGAACTTGCAATAAACTTCTTAACTGCTATTAGTAATCTTCTAACATTAATTCTATCAAGTGCTGTTGGACGTGTTTGAAGTGTTTTCTGACCCCATATACATACTCCTGTTTGAGGGAATGTGGCAATTGGGTTTACTTTTCCTTCATATAATTGATCTCTTTCAGCTTGATTTAATCTAATTTTAGCTTCTAATACAGCTCCTAATACACCTCTATTTAAACCTGCTGGTGCAAACCATTCAGCAGCAATGTTATCTGACGCAGCTATTGCACCAGGCACTATAACTGATGGTGGAACAAATACTGGTTTGTTAATCGAAGTGTCTAGCACTTTTACCCATGGATAATACACTGCAGCATAATTACTATCTAATGAAGCTGCTTCATTTACTGCTGTAGTTACTTTATCATTAACTGTTGTTAAATCCATTACATAAAATGCATCTCCTCTATCTTCTACCATTGTAGTAGCAGCATCTGTTACAGAAGCATGTATTCTTTTTATTACACCTGGTAATACTAACATATTCATATCATATTCATCCTGATTTGAAAGAATATCTATTGCTTTTTTATATGCTGAAAAACCAGTAGCGCTCGTAGAGCTTAAATCCATACCTTGCATATTATCTGTTGCTATAAATTCACCTGTTTTAAATGTTTGTGATGTTTTATATCCATCATAACCACCTTGCATAGGTACTGTAAATTTAAGTTGTGAAGATGCTGGTCCTGTTGCTCCTGTTGAATCTACTGATGCACTTAATGAACCATCCCATAATCCCGAACCTGAATGTCCAAAATGATTTTCAACATTGAAATCACCAGATACATTAGCTACTGAATTTTCAGGTAATGGTTTAAGGAAATTCATATTATCTGCTTCAATATCAGCAAAATTAAATCCTAAAAATGCTTTAGCATCATATGAAGTTCCTAAAGTTTGATGTTGTTTATATGAAGCTGATGGGTGTGTTACAGCTGGTGCAAATACTGATACATTTACTGGATCATGTACTGCTCTAAATCCTTTTGGTGATAATTTAGGAGAATATGATTTATCTGTAACTGCTTGAGCTACTTCAACTCTAACAAACTGTGATTGGTTTGGATAATCACCTTCTGTAATTACTTTATTAAATAAAGTACTATAAGTTGCTCTTCTATCTCCGATTACTCTACAAATATAATTTACACTGTCTGGGTTTAGATTAACATTATTATATTGTTCTAATATAACAGGCGATTTATCTTTATCACTACAACTTCTAACTAATACATTAAATGTACTATATTGTTCTACTCCATCTATGTCCGCTGGTTCTCTAAGTCCAGCTATTGAGATTTTATATTGTGTATTACAATCTGCACCATCATTTAAACAATGGAATTTAAATAAATTTTTAACTACTCCACTTTGGAAACCTGATGTAATAAATGGTGTAGAAGCTTGTTTATACCCTTCAGCATTTGAACTAGTATATTGCATAGCTGCTGATTGAGAAACTAATATTATTTCTCTGTCTGCATGTACTCCTTTATATCCAAAAACATCTAATCCTTGAGTAGTTACAGATATAGAAGCTGTACCTGCTAAGTATGTGTTAGTAATGTCAAATACAGATCCTGCTTCATCAGCTGTAATAGTTACTACATTAGTATTTGGTGTAGTTCCCACAGAAGCTGTAAATCCTGTTATTGCATTTATTCCTGTCATGAACTGACTTGCTAAATTACTTGCAGATATATTTCCGTCTGATTCTACTAATGTTAAAGTTATTTCTGAATTTGAACCTGAAACACCGTCTGTAGGTGCTGTTAATTCAGTTGTGTTGAAATTTACAGTGTGATCACTAGATGTACATGCTGCATCACTTGTTTGTAAGTAAAATGCACCGGAAGCTGCTAATGTAACATTTTGTAAACTAGCTGTTGGTATAACATCACCTTCAGATGCTAGGAAAGTAACTGTTGTTACTTCTTTAGTAGTTGCATTTGATATTAATGTTTGCAATGATTTAAAGTTAGTATAAATATGAGCAGAAGCTTCAAAGCTATTTGCTCCAGTTTTACTATTATTTGGATTTTCTCCTATTACTTTTGTTATATAATCAGCCTTTGTTGGTTTTAATGAAGCAGAAAATTGTTTGTAAGATGTAAAACCAGAACCACTAAATTCTAAATTAAAAGTTGTAGATATATCATCAGCTAATGAGCTCGTTCCTACTGTATTACCTGGATCAGTAGCTGTGTTATTTAGTACTGATAGGTCTAAACCAATAGTAGAATCATTTTGTGATGGAAAGAATGTAGCTAATAACGTATTTTCACATGATCCACTAACAGCTAAACCAACTACACCCGTAGGAGTTGCTGCTG